ACAGTAACGTTAAGTTCTGGTTCTGGTGCTGTTGCTCAAGCAATTGTACAGAATGGTCGTATTATTTCGATTGCTATTATTTCTGCAGGTTCTGGTTATACAACTGCTCCTGAGGTTACAATTCAAGGTGTTGGTTTTGGTGCTGTTGCTAGAGCAACTATTGACGTTGATGGTGAAAATGCTGGTAGAGTTACTGGTATCACTATTGTAAACAGAGGTATTAACTACGTTCAAGGAACTACACTTATAAATCTAAATTCAGTTGGACAAGATGCTTCATTTAGTGCTAACGTATTCCAGTGGACATATAATTTACAAGAAACTGCAATTCAAGATTCTGCTAAAGGTGGAGTATTTGAAGGATTTAATCAACAGTATGGTGGAGAGTATGCACATATTTCTAATCCACAAAGATTAAGATATATTCTTGGTGATAATCTATTCCAAAATACTTCTGGTTTAATCAAAGAACAAGAAGATCAATTAGCACACTCACCTATTATTGGTTGGGCATTTGATGGTAATCCAATTTATGGTCCTTATGGATTTACTGATCCTACTGATCAATCATCTAGTATTAAAAAATTAAATACATCATATCGTTTAAAAGCAAATCTTGTATATAACGAAACAACTAATCCATATCCTTCAAGAACTGCTGGACCTTTACTTTCTGAGGAATCAGCTGGTAAATTTGTAGAGGATTATGAATACATCTTTAGTTTGGGTGATTTAGATCAGTACAATGGTCGTTTCTGTAAAACACCTGAGTATCCTCAAGGTAGATACTGTTACTTTGTAACTATTGATGCTACTGAAGATGGTAATCCTGTATTTCCATATGTTTTAGGTCCAAGTTTCAATTCTGTTGTTGATAAATGGAATCTTGCTGCAGAGGCAGTTCAACAGAACATTCCTTCTGGAGTTGTTCGTTATCGTGATCCATATGAAAATGTTGATATTGATGTAGAAAGAGCACCTAACGTATCTACTAATGCTTTAACAACTGAAGATGGAGAAATATTATTATTTGAAGTAGAAGATGAAGATAGAAGTGGTGTTATTGATCAAGCAGAGATCGATGATCCTGATCAGATCTTTGAAGAACCTCCACTTCAGTTATTTGATTACTTCCCTACAGTTAAATTAGATTCTAAGGTTGATATTGAAGTTGATACCATTACTAAATTTGAAGATGCTTCTGTAACTGGATTTACAGTTGAAAACCCAGGTATTAACTATCAGGTCAATGACAGATTAATTTTTGATAACACTGATACTGATGGATCTGGTGTTTCTGCTCGTGTATCTAGAATTAAAGGAGAAACTCCAAGTTCATATACTTTTGAAAATATTGGTGGAGATAATTATGGTGTTTTACAAACTACAACACCTCACAACTTAGTTGTAGGAGATCAAGTTTTTGTTGATTATACGCCAGTTATGGCAAATACCAACAAACAATTTGTTGTTAGACAATATAAAGGTATTGAAGAAATTGTAATTAATCAACAAGGTTCTGGATATAATAGTGATATTCCTCCACAAATCACTATTGTCCCTAGAGATGGAAATGGAACTTCTGGTCAACTATCTGCTGTAGTAAGTTCAGTAGGATCTATTTCATCTGTTAATATTATTAACTCTGGTGAAGGATATACACAAAATCCTCGTGTTATTCTTTCACATCCTCAAATTTTCAAAAAAGCGGATTATTATGTATCACTTATTGAAAATAATAATTACCTAAAAGTTAATGATGTAGTTGTTAATGATAATAAAGAAGCATATGTTTGTGGTATAACCAAAAACACTGCTGGAACAGCAAATATTGCATTTATTGCTAAATTATCTGCTACTGGTGTTAAAGAATGGCAAAAAACATTAGAGAGTACTGATGGAATTGATTATACAGAATTTCAAAAAATTTATGTTGATGGTGGTGATATTTGGGTTGTTGGTAACAATAGACCTAACAGTGCTCTTCTGAATTCCTATAATCCTGATGTAATTCTTTGTAAGTATACTCAAACTGCTAATGGATTAGATGCTACACTAACTTTCCAAAAAGCATATGCAGGTATTTCTGGATCTACTCGTTCTGATCAAGTTACATCAATTACAAAATATTCAGATACTAGATTTGCTATTGGTGGATTTACAAATACTAACTCTATTAATCCTTACGACGCTTATATTGCATTAGTTGATACTACTGGTAATTTTGCTCTTAAGAGAAAAATTGCTTCAACCAGTAAGTCGGAAAAAATCACTGGTTTGATTGTAGATGGTTCAAATATATATTTCTCATTAGAAATTGCTGATAATGCTAATGCAGCAGACATTAACCCAGGTTTTGGTAAATTGACTGTTGGAGTCAATGTTCTTACTGTTGATTGGATAAAAGAATATAATAATACTGCATATTCATTCATTGATACTGGATTAGCAGTTGATGAATTTAAAGAATTTTACATTACTGCTACTGCCAGATTAAAATCAGATGATACTACAAAAGATAGTTTTTGGGTTGGTAAAGTTGATGTTGATGGTACTTTAATTTGGAATTATCGTTATGTTGTAAGTGGTGGATCTATTTCACTTGCTCCTAAGTGTAGTATTGATATATTTGGTGATCTTAATCTTACTTTCGGTAAAACTGCTACTGGAGATGGAAATAAAACAACAGAAATTGTAAAAATTGGATATGATGGTGTAATTAAGAATCATACATCAAATGATTTCAATTTAAACAATATTGAAGGTATTACACCATTTGCGATTGCTAGTGATAATTCTGGTGACATGCATGTCTATGGTCAAACATCTTGGAACAGAAATGAGTTTATATTCCCGTTCACTAATGGTGAAACCACTGATACTACAGGACATTATACACCAACATTTATAGGAACTGGTGGTGCAATTCAGTATCTTGGAGATGCAGCGTATATGCCTGCATACCAAACAGCGTCTCCATCTAGTTGGGAAAACGCTGCTATTAAATTTACTGCAGCATCTTTAGGAACTAAACTTGCAGATGATTGGACTTTAGAGTTTATGCTCTATAAGAATGGTTCTGAGTATAACACACATAGTCAAACTCAAGCATCCTTAATTAGTATTGGTGATGCTACAGACGCTACTGGTGGTCTCTGGTTGTATTATGATCTAAACACTGGATATCTAGAATTAGTTGTTACTAACAGTACAACTCAACTTAATAGTGCAAGTTCTGCTTTACAATCTACATTAACTAACATGTATGCTGATAATACATGGCAGTTTGTAGGATTGAAAAAAGAGGGTAATCAGTTTACAGGTTATATAAACGGAAATCAAGTATTTACTGGTTCTATTTCTAATACTTCCTTAGGAAATAAAGATTTGCATATTGGTAATATTCCTGGTAGAAGTGGCACAACTGCACAGTTCCGTAAGAATGAACAATTACAAGGAACTATTGACAATTTAAGATTAAGAAATCGTGCTGTAACTCCTACAGTTCCTAGTGATGTTACTACATATCCTGCTGCAGGTGGATTTGGATTAAACTTCACTTGGGTTGATACTGGATGGTTTACAACTAATTTAAACAAATATGATTATATCGAGTATGTTGGTTGGGGACTTAAAGTTGATAAAAATGCCGATGCTGCTAGGTTAGGAACAACAGCAGTACAAACAAATACACAAGTTGGATTTATTAGAGCTGCTGTAACTGCAGTAACTCCTGTTGCATTAACAACTAGCACAGCTGGTCTTGGATTAGCAGAAGCTGGTTTCCAATCTCTTGACTTTGATGATGCGACAACTACAATGTCTCAGGATACTCAGACTCCAACTTATAAACAAGATATTTGGAGTTCTAGAACTGCTACTGTTCCATCTGCAGGTTCACAAAAACTATCAGTTACAGCAGTTGTCAAAGATAGGTATTACTTTAAAGTTACAAATACAGTAAAAATTGATAATATTCAAGAGTTAACTCTTAATCAGTCATTCAATTTTACAACTGGTGCAAAATTAAGACTTAATAATGACTCTGGATCATTTATTAACTCTGGTTATATTGTAAAACAAGATAATATTAATAGAAAAATATATCTTGCTGTAAATAATAACACTTGGACTAATGATACAAATACAGGACAATTAGTTAGTGAACAATTTAATGAAGCATCTAGTTATAATATTGTCGGTCCTATTCCAAATGATATTAACGAAATAAAATCATTTACCTTTGCACAAGTTAATAATACAACGCCTGGTACATTTAATATCGATCTAAACGATTATAATCATCCTGAGGGTGGATCTAATAACTTAGATGAACTTGCAATGTTCAAACCTCACAGTGATGAAGATTATTCAATTAGAATTGATGAGGTTTCTGGATCTTCTCCATTTATTGTAGGTTCTGTTGTCTTTATTACTTCATCGGATATTAGTTTTAACGCTGCTTATACAACAACTCAAATTACTAATCTAACTGGTGTATTAAAGATAACTCTTGTTGCTAATTTGAAGAAGAGACTTCAAGTTTCTGCTGTTGCTAATAGTGATGAAGTATATGTAATTACTGGAACAAGACATTATCTTTCTGCTGGTGAAATGCTACAGATTGATGGTAACCCAACACAAACTATTGGTGCTACTTCATATGATGAATATGATGGTGCTTTTGCTGTAGATACTGTTATTAGTCCTCTTGAATTTACATATAAACTTCCAACTGCTGCTTTAACAGATCCTGCTACTACTGCAGCTAACGTTAGTATATTTGTTAAGTCTCCTGTTATCAAGATGTATAACGGACATCAATACTTGTTTGACTTGAGTCATTCTTCAATGGTTGGTGGTAACTTATCATTCTCTAAAGATAACCTATACAAACTTGAATATTCATTCAACTCTATTGAACGTGTTGGAACTCCTGGTATAAGTGGAGGAGGTGCTGCTACACCAACAGTTAAATTAAAAATTGATAAATCTGTAATTACAAATATTTCTTATTACTTTGATCCATCTAGAACAGGTGATGATTCTCCTGTTATTTCTGGTAGTTATCTTGATGTAACTGATTCACCTTATGTTGGCACATTTAATATTACATCAATATCTGGTGCAACTATTACTCGTGGTGCTGATACATTTAAGTTTTTACTTCTTAATGAGCCTGAAGGAAATGCTGATATAAATCAAACATCTTATGCTACAAGTTCTGAAAAAGCAGTTGGTTCTATTGATTCTATCCGTATTATCAATCCAGGTGGATTCTATACTAGACTACCAGTTGTAACTAATATTGCTTCAACAAGACAAATTGAAAGAGTTCAAATTAACGCACCAGGTACTGAGTATGCAGCTGGTGTTTATAATGCTGTTCCTATCGGTGGTGACGGTGAAGGTGGATTAGTTCAAATTACTGTCGCTGACGGAACCGATGATGAGGGTGTAACAATTCCTGGTCAAATTCAAGAAGTATTAGTCACAGCACCAGGTAAAAACTATACAACTGCAACTATTGATATTGAAGCAATTTCTGGTATCCTTGGATCTGGTTTGACTGGATCTGGTGCAGAATTAGTTGTTGTTATTCCTCCTTCTGGAACTGGTGCATCTGTATTCACTCAAGGTGATAAAGTTGGTAAGATTAAGAATCTTAAAAATAATAACTTTGGTTATGATTATCCTCATGATTATACTTTACGTCCTGAGATTACATTCCCAATCAATGCTCAGTTAACTGCTACTAGCATTCTGGATAGTATCACTGTAACTGATCCTGGTTCTGGATATTCTCAAGCACCTGCGGTTATCATAACTGGTGGTGGTGGAGAAGGTGCTGTTGCAGAATCAACAATTAGAAATGGTAGATTAGAAAAAATTGAAGTAAAAGATCCAGGTGCTGGTTACTCTTCTACACCAACAGTTGCTCTTAAATCTTCATTCAACTATGTTGTTAACGTTGACTTAGGATTACTTCAGTTCTCATTCCCACATGGTATTGTAAATGGTTCTGAAGTTACTTTAAATGTTACTGAAACTGATGATGGACAAGATTTCCCATTAGCAGCAGGTGCTATTGGTCGTCTTAATTCATCTACAACCTATTATGCGATTGCTGGTGCTGCAAACTCTCTTGAAGATGATCAGTTAAAACTAGCAATTACTGCTGCAAACGCAAACTTAGGTGATGCTATTACTTTTGTAAACTCAGGTAATGGTCGTCAATCATTATTGACTGAATCATTTGGTGGTGCTGCTGAAGCAAACGTTATTACTTCTACCTTCTTAGAAGGTGAACTTGTTTATCAAGGTGATTCTTTTGAAACTGCAACTGCACAAGGTTTTGTTTCTACAAACAATGGTTGGCAAGTTGGACCTAGAGTTATTAAGATTGTAGATTACACAGGTGACTTCTCTCAAGGTCAAAAAGTAACTGGTGTTATTTCTAAATCTTCAGGTACTATTAGTGATCTAAACATCGCTAAAGGTGTTCTTGAAATTGGATCTATCACTAAAACTACTGGTCAGTTTATTGATGACGTTGGTAAACCTTCAGAAATTATTCAGAAGATTCAAGACTCTTACTATTATCAGGACTTCTCTTATGCTGTTAAGTCTGCTGTTTCTATTGGTGAATGGAAAGATATTCTTATTAAAAACGTTCATCCTGCATCATTTAAAGTATTTGGTGAGTTAAATCTAAATGAATATGGTCAGATTCCTAATAAAGAAACTGATTTCCAATTAACTAAGTCTGTTGAACTTGCTAGAGAAGCGATTGTTCCTAATATTCAAAACTTTGCTTTAGTTGAACCAATCTACTCTACATTTAATAATACTGAAGTATTCTTCCGTCAGAAACGATTAACATCTTCTGAGAATATTCTAACTTCTGTTGTTCAAAGATTAGATGATATTTCCAATCTATTTGATGGTGTAAGAATTTCATTCCCTCTAACTGTTAACGGAGAAAACGTTGTTGCAAACGCTAATCAGTTAATGATTGTGTTAAATGGTGTTGTTCAAAATCCTGGTTCATCTTTTGAAATTCAAGGAGATTCTGTTGTATTTGCTGAACCACCTGCACCACCTGCTAGTGTTAAGTATGTAAGTGTTACTATTTCACAGATTGCAACTGTTGAAATGACATTTACTAATGTCAGTGGTATTTTCCCTTATGTTGGTAACGCTATTGCTGGTGTTACTTCTGGTGCTAGATTGATTGTTACTAAGGTTGTTGGTGACGTTGTTTCTGGTTACATTTCAGAAGGAACATTTATTACAGGTGAACTTATTACTGGAAGTGTTACTGGATTTGCTTCAAACCTTAGTACAGTAACTAGCGTAACTAATCTTGGTTTATTCACGTTTGGTGAAACAGTTACTAACTTTGCAGGTGACACTGCTATTGTTGAACAAATTAACTTAGAGACAGGACAAGAAACACCTCTTGCTGATCTTCGTTTTGGAATTGGTGCTGCTACAACTACTATTGATTTAGTTAATGCTACAGACGCTACTCAACCAGTTCCTGATGGAAAAATTTCTGCCACTGATAAGATTCAGATTGGATCTGAAATTATTTTAGTTAATAGTGTATCTAATTTCTCAAATTATACACAAATTACAGTAACTAGAGCACAAGATGGAACTGCTGCTGTTGGTCATTTAGAAAATCAACCTGTTTATGGAACTAATATTTCTGTTACCAATAGTTTGACTTTAAGTAAGACTGCAGGTACATATCAGTCTACACCAGGTCTGTTTAATATTCAAAATAATGATGTTATCATTGCTGCAAATTCTGGTGTAGTTGCTCGTGTTACTGCAACTGCTGTTTATCAAGATCCTGCAACTTTAGAATTTATTCCTCAAGTTAATATATCTGAAGGTTCTTCATTCTTTGGATTACTCTTTAACAGAATTGCTTCTCAAACATATCCAAACGTTGTTCTTGATAACATTGCAGAATCTCAAGTTAACATTGTTGACTTTACAAATAATACAACTGCTATTGATGCTAACTTCCCTTCAAATGAAGAGATTAGTAATATCATTATACCTTATGATAATGCCTCTGGTGCTTTAACACAAGATGAATTTGTTCGTAACTACAAATTAGAATATGGTAATAATATTGGAGACTTTATAGCAGGTGAGCAAGCATATATTAGAAAACTAACATATAAATCTAAAGTTGGAGATGGTTTCTTCTCTGCAGGTCAAATTATCAGAACTACTGATACTAAAGCAGAAGTTATTGGATTTAACCAAGCAAGAAGCACAATCTACCTTGGTAAAATTGGTAGAACTCAATCAACTGGTGAAGATTATCATTCAATTACATTTACTAATGGTGCACAGTTAGATACTTCAACTAAGAAGTTTGGTCAAGCTTCTTTACTATTAGGTGCAGCAAATCATACTCATACATTTGTAAGTGGTGTTGCAAATGCAATCACTGCTGGTGGTGGAGCATCTGGAACATTTACTGCTGCTGCAGGTACGACTTATGATCCTGAGACAGGTGTTTTAGTAATTAATATTGGGTCACATTCCTTAACAACCAGTAATACTATTACTATCGCTGATAGTGGAATCGTATTTACATGCTCTGCTGATAATAATCAAACAACTCACCCATATCCTCGTGCTACAGATCCTGCATCTGGACAAGCACTTAACATCACTGCTGTGACTGGAACAACTGTCACAGTTAACGTTGGTGCTGCTAATGTTACTATTGATTATATTACTATTCCTTCATCTGCAGAATTTGCTTGGGGTGGTAATGCATTTACAATGGAATTATATGTTAATCCTGCTGCTGCATCATTATCAGGAACTCATACATTGGTTGATATGAGAGCATCTGCTGCTAATGAAGTAGCATCTCGTTTATATCTTGAAGCGGGTCAAATTAGATATAATGTTAATAATTCAGATTTAGTTACATCTGGTGCTACAACACTTAATAATAATCAGTGGTATCATATTGCAGTTCAAAGATCAACTACAACTACTAAAATATATCTCAACGGAACTGAAGTAGGAACTGGAACTGATAGTTCAACATATGTTGCTAAACCAGTTAGAATTGGTGCAGACTATGCAGGTGCAAATGCATTTATTGGTCATATTGATGAATTCAGACTTTCTGATAATGTCAGATATTCTACAGCACCATTTACACCTCGTAATGGTATATTCCAAGGTGATACTAATGCAAAATTACTAATTCACTTTGAAGGTGATGATGCACAAACATTTACAGAAGATTGGTCTGGAACTGAAGGATTTACAAGAGGTGAGGACTTTAATAATGATGCAATTCTTGCAACATCTAGACAAACAGGAACTCCTGCAGGTTTTGTTGGGAAGTCACAAAGATATTATGACGCTGCTAATTTAATACTTGCAAATAGTGATTTCATTAAGAAAGAATCTGTATATCGAATGAGACAGAGATATCCAGAACTTGTTGTTCTAGGTACTCGTTTTACACCAACCAATGCAACATATGATGCTGCTACTGGTCTATTGTCTATGACAGTAAGTGGTAACACATTTACTAATGGTGGTCAATTTAAACCTACAACTGCTTCTTATGTGCCTGGTACAGGTGTATTGACTATCACTAAGATTAATCATGGTGTTACAAATGGTCAAAGAATCAATATTAAAGTTGGTGGTATTACATTCCAGTGTAATGAAGATAGTTATGGATCTGATCATCCATATCCTCGTTCCACAGACCCTGTTGCTGGTAAGTGGTTGACAGTTTCTAATGCATCTGCAAATACATTTGATGTAAATGTTGGAATTTCATCTAATACTACAACTCATCAATTCTT